TGCGTCCATCCGCCACGCCTGCCTGATGCTTGTGGGCCACTGGTATGAGAAACGCAGCACGGTGCTCGTTGGCAGCATCAGCAAGCAGCTTGAGTTTGCTGTTGAATCGCTTCTCTCGTCACAGAAATGGGGCAGCTACCAATGAGCCTTGAAGGACGAATCAACGTAGACGTGCTGTTCCACGATAAGGACGGCACGGCATCGCTCAAAGTGGTGAGCCTGCAGGACTCGCAGGCGTACACCAGCGGAAAGGTGGCCATCGTTAGCGGTACGTGCGGCACTAGTGCCGTGACTATCCAAGTCGCGCCAACAGCCTACAGGGACGCGAGCGGCGCGTTTGTTTCGTTCTCTGAGATTGAGCGCTACGTGATTAAGTCCGGGCCTGCTCCCTTGGTTGTGAATAACCCGACTGTGACCGTGCATGCGAACTCGTTAAGCATTGTTTCAACATCCTATGGTGATTTTGATGACGCCGGGCAACTGCCGACAGTGCGCACAAACGCAGGCACATCTTCGTACACCATTGCGATGTACGGCACATGATTGACGCCGGCAAGCTCCGCGAGCGCGTGACGGTGCAGCAGGCGTCCGAGTCTCGGAACGCTCTCGGGGAAACCGTACTCTCGTGGGCCACGTTCGCGGAACGCTGGGCCAGCGTGGAAGGCGTATCGTCTCGTGAGCTTCTTCAGTACGGGCAGCAGCAGATTGAGGTTTCGCACCGCGTCCGTATGCGGTGGCTCGACGGGCTGACGCAATCCATGCGGATCGTCTGGCGTGGCCGCACGCTGGAGATTGTCAGCCTGCTCGAGCACGGGAACCGTAGCGAGCACGAGCTCGTCTGCCAGGAGGCCGCCTAGATGGCCGTTGCTGGCGTCAACCTTTCTGTTGATTCGTCAGAGCTTCTCAAGCTGCAGGCTTCGCTTGGCAAGGTGTTTGACAACGCAGGGCTTGCCGAGACTCTTGGCGATGCTCTGGAGAAGGCACTGGAGCCGGCGAAGCTGCGGCTGCGAGAGAACACGCCAGTAGGGCCTACCGGCAATCTCAAACGTGCCGTGAATACGAAGATCGTCCGCTACAAGCGAGACGGCAACGCGGTTGGGCTTCTTGGCTACAACCGCTCTGCGCGTGGCGACTCAGAGGAAATCGCCCAACCGGGGACGGTGCGGCTCGGCCCAGACAGGGCATTCCATCAGTGGCTCTTAGAGTTCGGGACCAAGCAGCGACCGATCAAGACAATCGCCAACAAGCCATACCAGAGACGAGCCCACACTAGAACGATGAAGTCTGGCAAGGTGGCTCAGATCAACGAGCACACCGTAAAGGCCGGGCAAGGTTCGATGATTGCGTCGAGCATCGGGCAGCGCGGAGCGTTTGCTATCACCAAGAGCGGAAAAGGAATCACCACGCCAAAAGGCACGTTCTTCAAAAAGGGCAAGAAGGGCGAAACGCTAGTGATCAACGCCATGCAGGCCGGCGGCTACTCTGAGCCGCCCCTGCGAAAGACGTGGCGTGAGTACCAAGGCAAGGTGGCTGAGCGGCTCACGTCGGAACTGCGGATTTCGCTTGAGCGTGCCCTGGACGCGCTCACGTACACCAGCACCGGCAGCGTGACTGGTGCCACCATCCAGGCTGGAGGCTAGCCGTGCTGAAGTCACCAGAGCAGGCAGCTGCTCGAGCACTCGTTGCAGATCCTGCCGTGGCCATGATCCTTGGCCAGCGTATCTGGCCTGTGATCGCACCGGCGTCTGCGTCCCTACCGTTTGCCACATGGCGACGCACGGGCGTCAGCCGCTCGCAAGGGCTTTCGGGCCCGACAGGTGCCACGTCTGTGCAGTTGGCTGTGGACGTGTTCTCGACCACATACGAAGAGGCCCGCGAGGCCGCCGACAGAATCCGTTCAGTTCTGGATGGATGGGGCGGGCAAGTGACAGACTACGTAAGCGTGCGGAACGTGAGCCTCGAAACCGAGTCTGACGGCTTCGTGCAACTCGCTGGCGGTGACTTGCCGCCCGTTTATCAGGTGACGCAATCGTTTTCAATCCTCTGGCAGGAGACTTAGCAGATGGCCTTTGAAACTCCGCATGATGGCTCGGGCACAGTCCTGACCTTCAACGGCACCGCCTATACCGTCACCAGCGTGGTTGTCAGTGCCACCGACCCGACTGCCGCCGATGACAAGATTGCCGTTTCGCATCTTGGCCAGACCGCTGGCGAAACCGCTAAGACTCTTGACCTTCCGCTTGCTGGTGCCGCCTCTGGCGAAACTGGCCGCAGCGTGACGTTTGACTACATCGGCAAAACTTTCATTGCCGACAAGAGCACTGGCTCTTTTGTGCTCACCATTGGCGGTACGGCACTCGCTGGCGTGAGCAGCAAAGTTGGAACGGTCACGAGTTCAACGCTGACGCTCGCCACGCAGGACGCTATCCGAGGCCAGGCCACGATCAAGCTTGAGCGGTAAGCCAGACGGAGGACCGTCATGGCGGACTACTCAGCGGGCGTCACGGCCACTTGGAACAGCGTGAACTTCGGTGAGGTTACGGAGATATCCGTAACGCACGGCGGTGCTCTTCCATTGGCTCGCGCCAGTACTTGGACGCTTGACATTGGCACTATAGAGATGAAGTGCCTAACCACGGCGAACATCTCAACGGCCAACTACGGCAAGCGTGCGCAAGTCACTATCACTGGGCGGGCTCGCTTACTCGGGCAAGGCAGTGCTTGAGAAGTTCACCATGGCTGGCGTGGTCAATGACGTGACGCGCTACGCAGTCACGCTACGAGTCCAAGGCTAGGAGAAACCATGCTGAGCGTTTCAGAACTTGCTGCCCAGATTCTCGCGGCTGACGATCTGCCCGTTCTTAAGGTGACGGTGCGTGAGTGGAAGGGCGCAGACGGCAAGCCGCTCGTGCTCGGCGTGCGAGTCATGACTGTGGAAGAGCGGGACAGCTACGAGAAGGAGTGGGTGGGCAAGAAGGAGACGGGCATCGACAACTTCCGCACGAAGTATCTGGCCCGCTGCCTGTGCCATCCCGAAAGCGGTGAGCGTCTCTTTGACGAAGCTGGCGTTGAGCAGCTGGCGAAGAAGTCAGCGGCCATCGTGTCCAAGCTCTTCGAGAAGGCACTCAAGCACAACAACATGACCGAAACCGACGTGGAGGAACTCGCAAAAAACTGAGCGTCCGCCCGACGAGGCGTTTCCTGTTTCGTCTGGCGGGGCACTTGGGAATGACGGTGAGGGAACTGTCTCGCCGCATGGATTCGCAGGAGCTCACGGAGTGGATTGCGTTCACTCGCTACTACCACGCTCTTCCTGATCCATGGCGGCAGACGGGCCTGCTGACGAGTGCCGTGCTTGCACCGTACTCCCAGCAAGGCAAGGCACCGAAAGCAGACGATTTCAACCCGATCGAGAAACCACCCCAGCACGCAGATGAGATGAAGCGGGAGTTGCAAAAACTCCTGGCATTCCCCGAGTAAGCCATGGCCACCATCCTCTCACTCGCGCTCAAGGTAAACGCCGACGCCTCTGGCGTGGTGAAGAACCTGACGCCGGCTGAGCGGGCGCTGGAGAAGTTGGCTGGCCAAGCGTCTAAGGCCACAAGCGTCTTTGACGAGTTCGCTGGCACAAGTTCCGCCGCCGCTAACGCTCAGTTTAATGCGTCCAAGTCCATGGCCGACTTGGCGGACAGTCTCAAGCGTGGCGAAATCACTGCGCAAGAGTTTGCGTCTAGGTATGCGGACCTCAGCGACGCAATCACCAAAGAGTCTGCAGCCCTCAAGCGTGCGGCTCAGATCACAGAAGCCAACATCTCGCCGGCAGAGAAGTACAGCAGGACCGTTGAAGAACTTGACGATCAGGTGCGAGCCGGCCGCATTTCGCAAGAGACGTACAACCGTGCTCTAGAAAAGGCCAGGGGCGATCTCGACAAGACTTCCACTGCCGTGGGCAAGACCGACAAGAGCATGGAGTCTCTTGCCAGGAATACAAAGATACTCGCCGGCATTGAGATTGGCCGCCTGTTCTTGGACGGGCTCTCGGCTATCGGGAACGTCTTTCAAGATATTGGCTCTCGCGTCACGTCCCTCGTCTCTAGCGTCAACTCGTCTGCCGATACGCTCAATGACTTCTCGGCCCGTACTGGCATCGGCGTTGAGGCGTTGCAGGGCTACTCGTTCGCGGCCAAGCTGGCCGGCGTGGATACCGAGCAATTTCTTGGGGCAGTTCAAAAACTGTCCGTGAGCATT